CATGAGAACCAACAGCTACATTTTCTGCTCCTGTTGTGTTAGCTGTTAAAGCTGAAGAACCTATTGCTGTGTTGTTATCTGCTGTTGTATTTGCTCTAAGTGCAATATGACCAATTGCTGTGTTATTAGCACCTTCTGTATTAACACACATAGCTACTTTACCTATTGATATGTTTGCTGAACCTGTTGTGTTGTTTAACATAGAGGAAGAACCAATTGCTATGTTATTTTCACCTGTTGTGTTAGCAATTAAAGCACTATTACCAACTGCTGTGTTGTTTGAAGCTGTGTTAACTAATAAAGCTGCAAAACCAACTGCTGTATTATCAGCACCTGTTATAGTTTTTGATAAAGTACCTGTACCAATTGCTGTGTTACCAGAAGCTGTTGTATTATCGTTTAAAGCATCTTTTCCAAATGCTGAATTATTTGTACCTGTTGTGTTAGCTGCTAAAGCTGATTTACCAACTGCTGTGTTATTAGATGCTGTAGTGTTAACATTTAAAGCACAAGAACCTATTGCTGTGTTAGATTGACCTGAACTATTAACTAAAGTTGCAAAACCAACACCTGTATTATCATTATCATTTGAATTAGATAATAAAGCACCACAACCAACTGCAGTATTTCTTGTACCTGTTGTGTTTGAAGTTAAGGCAGATTTACCTATTGCAGTATTATTATCTGCTGTTGTGTTATTAAATAAAGCCTGTATACCTACTGCAGTGTTACTTCCACCTGTTGTATTTTTACATAATGCTGATTTACCTACTGCTGTATTGTTATCACCTCCAGCATTTGCCGCTCCAGCTTCATAACCTAGTCCTGTATTATTATCTCCTGTAGTAAGTTCTAATGATCTGTAACCTAAACCTGTATTACCAGCACCTGTTATGTTAGTTGTTAAAACTTGATAACCAACTGCTGTGTTATATGAAGCTGTAGTATTAGCGTCTAAAGCATTTGCACCTACTGCAGTGTTACTTCCACCTGTTGTGTTAGACCTTAAAGCACAAAAACCAAGTGATGTGTTATTTGAACCATTATGATTATTTCTACCTGAATTATAACCAACAGCTGTGTTATTATTTGCTGTTGTACCACTTGATAGAGCATCCATACCAACTGCTGTATTAAAATTACCCTCTGTATTAGCATCTAAAGCATATGCCCCTACTGCTACGTTATCATCTCCTGTTGTATTAGCACATAAAGCGTTATAACCAATTCCTGTATTTTCATTAGTTGTGTTAGATTTTAAAGCATGAGTACCTAATGCTGTGTTAGCTGTTCCTGTTTGGTTATCATTTAAAGATAAATAACCAACTGCTGTGTTATTATCTGCTGTAGTGTTACCACTTAAAGCACTATTACCAACAGCTGTATTAAAATCTCCTGTCGTATTAGCATCTAAAGCAGTTCTACCGATTGATACATTACAATTACCTTCTGTATTAACAGCTAAAGAATTATAACCGATTGCAATATTTCTACATCCCGTTGTATTTGCTGCTAAAGCACCCGTACCCAATGCTGAGTTTTGAGCACCTGTTGTGTTAGCAAATAAAGCACTCATACCAACTGCTGTATTGTTATCTGCTGATATGTTGTTTGCTAATGAATCAACTCCAACAGCTGTATTATTATCACCTGTTAAATTATCAAGCATAGAATTTGAGCCTATTGATGTGTTTAAACATCCTGTTGTGTTAGTTTTTAAAGATAAATAACCAACTGCTGTGTTTTGTGGTGCTGTTGTATTGCTGCATAATGCTTCTTCTCCAACACCAACATTAAAATTACCTGTTGTGTTTCTTCTCATTGTCATTTTACCTATAGCAATATTACTGCAACCTGTTTGGTTACAATGCAATGGAGAAAGACCAATTGCAACATTACATTTACCTTCTGTGTTTTCAATAAGTGCATTATTTCCTATTGCTGTATTTAAAGAACCTGTTGTGTTACCAGCTAGTGCATTTGTACCCACTGCTACGTTTTCACTTGCAGTTGTGTTTGAATCTAAAGCATTTTTTCCCACAGCAACGTTGCAATCTCCTGTTGTGTTTTCTGTTAAAGCATGATCTCCTATAGCAACATTACAAACACCACCAGCTTCAACACTATCTAATGCTGTATCACCTAAAGCTACGTTGTCTGTTCCTGTTGGATAATTACCATCTAATTTTATTGTGCCACCATCTGTAGAAAAATTACCAGCGTTGGTTATTCCGTCTGTTGTAGTATTACCATCAACATCTAAATCAACAGTAACATTTAAATCTGCTGGAAGTGTTACGTCACTGTTTGCATCTTCTACAACTGCTTTTGTTGCAGGTAAAGTTACAAATACATCTTTTGTACCTGCTGAAAAATTTACAGCGTTATTTGAATTTGATGACGTGATTATGGTTGTTCTTGCTAAAGTACCTGCACCAACTGTACCAAGACCTACTTCAAAGTCTCCACTGTTCTGTGAAACAATTGCGTAGTAAGTTGTATTTGTATTACCGAGTGCACCTGAAAAGGTTTCAAAGCCAGTAGCCGCTCCATCAAGGGTAAGCGTGCCTGTGCCTGTAGTTACTGAGGTTTCTTTAACCCTGTCATGTATAACTAATGCCATTTAAACTCCTTTTTAACCAGAGATTCTTAATATAGCTGCTTGAGTAGTGTTCGCTGGAAACTGCACTGTAAAAGTTCCTGATGTAGCTGTTTTATCTCCTCCAAAATCTAAAACTGCAACTGCTGCATTAGTGACTGCAGAGTTTGTGTTGTAGATTAATGCACCTCTAGCTGTCAACGTTACACCTGTAAAAGATAGATTTGCAAAATCAACGAACGCAACACCTTTACCTGTTCCCGTTCCAATGTTTGTAGTTTGACCTGTTAAATTACTTCCACCTGCTGTGTATTGACCACTGTCTGGAACTTCAGTATTAGATCCACCTCCTGGATTAACAGAGTATACAGTTGTAGTTGAGTTTAGAGTTGCTGAAGAGTTATAGAGAGCTAATTTAAAAGTATCACCACCAGATGATTTAAAATTTGCATCACCTTCTAGTAATTGTTTTTTAAACGAATTTGCAATTGCTTGTGTTATAGCCATAATTTATCTCCTTATTTGCCTCCGACTCGAGGAACACCTGATTGATATTCATCTCGTCTTCGTCTTCCCATTTGTTCAATTGAGAAGCCTTCAACTACTTGTTTATACTTTCCTTCGTATAATTGCAAGAGATCATTTGGCCCCTTTAAAAAAGAAAATGCTTCAACTAAGCATGCATACAATAGTCCGTTGGGAAAATACTTACTGATGTATGTAGTAGTGTTTGTAGCAGATAAACCAGGGTCTTTCAAGATATAGTTTAATTGAATTTCATAAGTTGCATTTGGTGTAGGTGCTATTACTATAGTGTCTTTATCCCACATACCATAATATTTAGGAACTCCTGTAGCTCCTGTTGGATTAAATTCTGACATAAAACTTGTGTCCCTGTATTCTAAAAATTCTCTATCATCGGCTGCAGCAGTTCCAGCAGAATCCACTATTTGAGCCGATCTAATAATTAATAAATCAGTGGGTGTATCAATAAATCTTTGTGATGCAACTAAATTTGCAAAAGCATATCTTCTATTATTATCAGAATCTACATCTCTATATATTCTAAATTCTGCATCACTAATAATTCCATTAACAATAGTAGATGTTAAAACATTTGAATCTACTTCTGTGTAATCTCTAATTTTTTGTACTAATTCTGTGTATGTCATTATGGTGTTAATGTAACTGGTCCTGCAGTTACAAACATTCCTCCTGAATTTTCTGTTACAGTTGCATTACTTCCACAATTAAAGCTGTAACTATTTGTATCTATTACTGTTATACTAAATCCTGAAGAATTTTCAAATAAAGAAAAAACCAGGCCTCCGGGACTTCCATCTACATTTCTAAAAACAACAGTGTCATTTGTTGATCTTCTATGTGCCGGTTCACTAACAGTTACTGTAGAAGAACCTGATGTTAAACTTAATGGATTTCCTGGTAATAAATTTTGTGTTGCAGGTTCAACTCGAGCAGGTCTTGCATTTGCTAATGCTTGTGGATCACCTGAATATCTTGTTGGTTGTAATTGTGGTTGTTTAGATTCAAATTCTGAAACATGTACAAAACTTCCATCCCATTCTTTTACCATTTCTGTATAAGGAAATGCCATACCTGATCTATCAGATATTGCTTGCGCATATTTTCCTCTAGATAGTTTTGCCATTATAAACCTTCATAATAAGTTTTAGGTGTTATAAAAGAACTTGAAGGTGAACCATCTTCTTGTAATGCTCTTTGTAGTTCATCTTCGTAAAGTAATTTCATTTGTTGAACTAATTCTGGTTTAAATTTTTGTGATAAATAATATGCAAGTCCTGATACCATACAAGGTACAAATCTATAAGGTACATCTGCTTCATTAGTATAGTTTCCAGCATCTTGAATTCTTTTTACATAATAATAATTAATTTTGTTTCCGGCTTCATTAGTTCCAGGTGTTAAATATAAAGTAAAAGTTACTCTATCTATTAATCTTTGTACAAAATATTGTGTTGGAGTTCCTGTTTCTGTTTTATTTGAAAAACTTTGATATGCAGATCTGTTAATTTTTGTTAAAGGAAAATCTATGTTCGATGAATTTCTATAACTAGCTTCTAAAACATCATCCACACCATAGACGGCTGTTGCACTAGATGTACCATCAGCTGTTGATCTAAACATAGTATAGACTGATTGATTATTAACTAATGTAATTGAATTATTTGCAACTTCCCAATAATGCAAACCTCTATTAGCCCATTCTTGAAACATTATGTTTAAAGAACGTCTTGCAGTTTTTATATCGTTACCTGAATAATCAAATCTACCTAAACGTTCGTAGGCTTCAGTAATTATATCATCAATCTGAAAACTTGATTCAAAAGTTGTTGTTCCAGAAGTTGCCATTTAGCCTCCTAGCCAGTATATCCGATAGTAACAGATCCTGTTCCAGTTACATCTGCAAAGATCGTAGTTTGAAATCTAATTCCGTTTCCAGGCATATACATATCTAATCCTTCACTTCCAAAAGTAGATTCAAATACAATAGCTCCAGATGCAGATGTTGCATCATAAAGTTTTATATTAGTAACTCCTGTAGCTTGAATGTATGTAACTCTAGCAGGACCAATATTAGTAGATCCTCCTGAAGCAGTTTTTACCTGTCCGTCAGCTGTAAGTGTTGTAAATTTTTGGTCTGATGACATATTGTTTTCTCCTATTAAATTTAAGTGGGCCCGGAGGCCCACCTTAATTATTTATTAACTTAAGTTAATATTTTGTTGATATAAAATAGTAAATCTACACTCACCAGCATTTGTAGCTGCTGAATTAGTAACATTAAGTCTTACATCACTTGGTCCGACATCTTCCCATGCTAGTGCTCCACCAGCTTGAGTAGTTGGACGTTTAAGTCCCACAGTTGTTCCAATAGCAAAAACATTAACATATGCCGTAGCTAATCCACCAACTTGACCAATACTAATATTAGTAGCTGCATTAGATGCTGTGATACTGTCAAAAACAATATCTATTAATTGTGAATTTGCTGGAATGATAACATCTGTTGCGACTGCTGCAAGTGCACCTCCAGATAAGTCAATAGCGTGTGTTTGCGCCATTACAACTTGTCCTGTGTTTTTCATGTTAGTACCAACTGTAGTACCTGTAGTGTTTTGAATCGTTCCCGCTTTTATTGGTCCCGAAAAAGTAGTTGTTGCCATGATTGTTCCCCTAGTTAAATTCCACATAGTCTCTAGGCCGTCGACTATACTGCGTCTATGTAGAATATTAATTTATGTATAGTGTAATATCTATATAATATTTTTGAATGGAGTGCAAGAGATCCTACAGTGTGGAGTGGAATTTTTCCAACGATGTAGCTTTTGATTAAGTAGCTACTGAAACTTCAGGAGCAGAACCTTCAACGCTGTTCTTTAAGTGAGCAATTCTAGCTTCTTCAAGCTTGATATCTGTAATGATTTTTTTGACTATATCGTCAATTCTAACCATTTCAAGAGTGTATCTATCATTAGACAGATGCTCTTGTTCCCACTTCAACTCCAAGGACCTTTTTTGTTTGTATAGGTCTTGTATCATCTATAACCTCCTCATAGGTTATTCTGTATTTATCGGAAGCAAATACTTTAGCTCCGATATGTTCCCATTTTATAACATTTTCTCCTAGTTTGTCAACTATGGCTTGTTCAAGGGAAACTGCGTTATCTTCAGATAACACTTCAAATTTTGAATAATGATCGTAAGCATTTATGGTAACTGTAAAATTTTTCATGAAATTCCTTTCTACTTTCATAATGAGGCGGGATTGTGTCCCGCCTCA